TGTCTTTTTGGTTTAATCTCAATCACATATTTTTTGATTGATCCGTTCTCTTCTTTAACCTTTATGATAAAATCAGGAAAATATCTGTGAGGTTTTCCGTCAATAGGAGATCTATAAACTACACACTTTTCTTCTGATGCCCATTCCAGAACATTTTCATTCAAATCACAATACACCATAAATTTGCGTTCCCACAATGAACGATATACGATGTTTGTGGGATCTCCTTTATATTTTTGAGGGTATGATGGTTTGTATTTTCCCTTATATGACATCTAAATAACTAAAATACTCATAATAGGTATTTAGAGTGCCTGCACCAAGACCAAGAAGAATATCACAATTTAAACCATTATTTACAAATCTTGCTCAGACTTCTCATTATCAAGTAATTTTTGGTGGTTTATCTGGACAACTAAGATCCTACCTTCTCAGAAGAGGAATTGATTATCGATTCATTGGAGATTCGGTTGGATTGTTGTGTAACTCTGCTTCACTTCCAGGAAGTTCTTTTGCAACCGCAGATATTGTCGGTAACTATACTGGTGTTGCAGAAAAAATGGCACATACCAGAACCTTTACTCAAATAGATTTTGAGTTTTATGTTGATAGTTCATATAAAACCATAAAATTCTTAGAACACTGGATGGAGTTTATTTCCAGTGGATCCGGAGAACTTCCATACAAAGAAGGTTATCATTTTAGAATGATGTATCCGGATGATTATAAGTGCAATTCTACTAGAATTATAAAATTTGATAGAGATTATAGTAAGTACATTGAATATACTTTCTATGGACTGTTTCCACTTACTTTGAATTCAACTGCCATTTCATATGATAATTCATCTATTTTAAAGGCAAGTGCATCTTTTAGTTATGAAAGATATGTTTGCGGCAGAACATATAGTATAGATGTTAATAGAAGAGAAGATAATAATTTAGTTTCGGATACAAGTTTCTTAAATGAAACTCAAAATAATAGACCAGTTTATGTTCCAGTTTCACCTGGTGCTGCTGGTGCTGGTGGTGTTAGATTCAGACCTTTTGGTACTCCAACAGGAGAGGCAATAGTTACTGGACAATTGAGAGACAGTTTATTATAAGTTCAAAAGACTCCTCTAAATATTCTTATCTGATTTGTAAGGATTATTATGCCTTTACCTAAAATTTCCACACCAACCTATGAGTTGGAAATTCCTTCTTCTAAGAAGACAATCAAGTTTAGACCTTTTCTAGTTAAGGAAGAAAAGGTTTTAATTATTGCAATGGAAAGTGAGGATAGTAAGCAAATTGCAAATGCCGTTAAAGATGTAATTTCCGCTTGTATTTTGACAAGAGGTGTAAAAGTAGAAGAACTCTCAACATTTGATATCGAATATCTGTTCCTCAATATTCGTGGAAAATCTGTTGGGGAAGATGTTGAAATTTTAATTACTTGTCCAGATGACAATCTTACACAAGTTCCAGTATTAATTAATCTCGACGACATTAAAGTCCAAGTTGGTGAAGATCATACAAGAGATATCAGACTTGATGATAATCTAATTTTAAGAATGAAGTATCCATCGATGGATGAATTTATTAAGAGCAATTTTGCTTCTGGAAATGAAATTGGCGTAACTGAAACTTTCGACTTGATTGCATCTTGTATTGAACAAGTTTACTCTGAAGAAGAATCTTGGGCTTCATCAGACTGTACCAAAAAAGAACTTCACGAATTTATTGAGCAATTAAGTTCTAAACAGTTTAAAGAAATTGAAAAGTTCTTTGATACGATGCCTAAACTATCTCATAAATTTACAGTTAATAATCCAAAGACTGGTGTTGAAAGTGAAGTTGTGTTGGAGGGACTCACATCTTTTTTCGGATAGGTATGGCTCACGAGGATCTTGAGTCATACTATAAGGTTAATTTTGCTATGGTGCAGCACCATAAATATAGTTTGACAGAGTTAGAGAATATGATGCCTTGGGAGAGAGAAATTTACCTTTCTCTTCTTAAACAATATGTTGAAGAGGAAAATTTAAAGCAGCAGCAGGGGTAAATGGCTGAGATTAAATCGCCACTATCGGGAGGATTAAGAGTCGCTAGAAGAACAGTGTCTAGTGATGCTTTCGTTAGGGCAACACCTCCTCCTGCGGTTTCTCAACCAGATCCAGTCACAACATCATTAATTCAAAGAAACTCGTTAGCATTAAACACAGTTTCGGAACAACTTACATCACTCACGCAGCAAGTTAATTCTTTAAACGCTGCGATGCAGAATGTTTATGGGAACATAACTCAAAATTCATTACTAGAAAGAAGAAAAGAGGCGCAGGCACAAGATCAAGAAAGAAGACTTGCGGAGCAGCAGTTAAGAGAAGGTAAAGAAAGTATAATTGAAAGAAAAATACAGGCTGCGTTAGTTTATCCTGTTCAAAAGATTGCAGCGAAGACATCATTCACACTTTCTCGCTTAATGCAATTCTTCACCACTCTTTTGGGTGGTTGGTTACTGAATCAAGGATTAGAAACAATCAAGGCGCTTGGTGAAGGAAATAAGAAAAGATTAACAGAAATTAGAGATAATGTTCTAAAAAATCTTGGTATCATCGGTGGTATATACGCAGGAATTAGATTTGGTCTAACTGCGGTATTCAATACAATGTCACGAGTTGCGGCAAGAATCACAACTGCTGTCGCTGTTGGTGCGTTTTTAAAACCTGTTCAAGCCTTATTGAATGGAGTTAAAGATGCGGCAAATAAACTTATACCAAAAATACAAGATGTTCTTCCAGGATTTTCTAAACCTGGTGGAGGAAACCCACCACCAGCAGGAGATAAAGAACCACCTAAAACACCACCAAAAACAACTGGTGAAGCATCACAACAGGTTGGTAACAAAGGTACTAATAGATTTTCATTAACAAGTTTACTAGGTCCTCTTACTGTTGGAGGAATCGGTGGTGCTTATGATATTAGTCAGGGTGAAGATCCTGGTAAAGCAATCACAGGCAATGTTCTTGGCGCTCTTGGTTCTGGGGGTGTGGGAAATGCCCTTTCAAAAATTGCGCCACCTCCATTAAAATTACCAGCAGCACTCGTTGGTGCAGGTCTTGCATATAAACCATTAACAGATTTTGTTAAAGATGCTTATGATCCAGCAAAGAATGCTCTTGGAAATTTTTTCAATAAGACCACAGAAATGTTTGGATCTGATTTTGGTGCCACCAGTTCTCAACCAATTCAGAGTAAAGTAACTGATATTGCCTTTAATTCTGAAAACCCGATGGGTGATCAAAAGCAGACATCAGGAGCGGATTTAATATCACAGGCATCCGAACAAGATTTTAAACAACCACCACAATATGGAACTATAAATGTAGAGCAACTAGTTCAATCTGCATCAGAACTTGCAGGAAAAGTTGGAGTAGAAGGTCTTGAAATTGCAAAAGGATTAACTGCCAACATACCACAGGCACAAGTATTCCCAATTAAGCAAGAAGTTGCAATGAAGGTAGAAAGTGTTGGTCCTTTACCAGAACCAAAACCAACAATTATTCCTATGCCTATGGGTGGAGGAACTAGATCTACTGCCGGAAAACAAAGATCAACTGTGACTGGTGAGAACACAAATCCAATGCCAGTCATAGATCCTGAAAATTCAAACAACATTTATCTTACATTTTCACATTCAGTCTACAATGTCCCGATGATGTAAAATGGCAGAAAAACTTCAAAGCACATTAATAAAATCATCATTAGGTGTTGATAAGATTAAAAAGTCTGTTATGACTTTTAGGAAAAGTATTAATAGTACTCAAAAGAGTGCTGTGAATATTAATACTGCATTAGTAAACAGTAATAGACAAAAGCAACAGGCAATAAAACTCACAGTATCAAATTTTCAAAGAAGAAGAGAGGCGGTTAGAAGAAGAGAAAGGGAAGATGTAATTGAAGCATCTGGAATTAGTGGTGCAATTAGAAGGCAAGGAAAAGTAATTGCATCAAGTACAAAAGGTTTTCTTGGTAGAATATTGGACTTTATAGGAACATTGATGGTTGGGTGGTTAATCAATAACCTTCCTGTAATCATTCGTCTTGGAGAACAACTGATAGACAGGATGGGTAAATTATTTGTTGTATTAAGATCTTTTGTTGGTAATGTGACGACAATATTATCCGGATTTGGTAGTTTGCTAGGTGGAACTATCCAAAACTTTATGAAGTTTGATTTTACTGATCAACAACAATTGATTGATAATAGTATGTCAACTATTCAAACTGGCATATTAGGTATTGAAAAAGATTTTAATGATGCAATATATCTTCTTTCTCAACCACTTGATCTTGGATTTGATAAACTAAAAATTCCAGAATCTAAACCAGAACCAGCAGCACCTGAGGGAGTTCCTGGTGGCACTGGTAGTGGAGGTCCTATGGGAACTGCCTATGGTGTTGATATTGGTAGACTTGCAACTGCAACTGGTGCAGCAGAAGGAGATTATGACTCAGTTGGTGTCACTGTGAGAGGTGGTGGCCATGGTCTAGGAAGATATCAATTTATGACTTATAGATCTGATACTACGGCAGTTATTCGCAAAAATGCAAAAGCGATGGGTGAAGAAGCAATAGCAGAGGATCTTTTAAAAAGAGCTAATGGATCTGATCGAAATGCAGCAAGAAAATTATTAAAATATTTCCCACCAAAAGATCAAGATGCTCTATTTGCACAACATGCAACTAATACCTTAACACAAATTAAAAGAAAATATCCAGATGCTTCTCTTGAATTTTTAGTTAAGAGATTTGGTGCTGCACACATATCTGGAAGTTTTGAGAACTTAACAACTCCAGATGCACTTGGTACAACAGGCGCGATGCACGGTAACAAAATTTGGAAAGAGTATCAAAAAGCAAAACCATCTACACCATCTGGGACAGCAACTCCAACTCCTATTACACCAGCAAAAGGATCCCGTGTGGTAGATACTGTTAAAATCTCACAGGGTGGTAATAGAACAGTTGCATTAACACCTGGACAGGGGTTTGGTGCATATAGAGAACCAACAAGAAGTCATGCAGGTATTGATATTCATACAAGTGGGCAAACTGGTTGGTTAGTTGGATTTAAAGGATCTGGAACAGTAACTTTTGCTGGTGATGGTGGTGGTTATGGAAATCTCGTCAAAATTAAATCTGGCAACACTGAATATTACTTTGCCCACCTAGCCAAAATAATGGTGAGACTTGGACCTTATAATGGTCAAGTGATTGGTGAAATTGGAAATACGGGTGGATCAAGAGGCATACACTTGCATTATGAAGTTCGCCCAAATGGAAGACCTATTGATCCAAAACCATATTTAAATCTTTTAGATATTGGAAGAAAAACTGCTGCACCACAAACTGCCGCTGCAAAGCCAAGTACAACACCAGAAGTTCAAATTGCAAGTGCAAAACCAGCACAAGCAGTTCAGTCAGCATCACAGGTTACAACAGAAAGAAAGGGACAAACGATTGTTGTTCCTATACCAGATCAATCACAAATTGCTCAGGCAGCACCAGCACAAAGGTCAGGTGGAACACCAAGTTTCCAAAGTTCTCCTCAAAGTGGATTAAATAGATATATCGAACAAACTCAGTATCTCGCACTAGCATAATCATAAATGGCAGCAATCGATAGGTCAATATACGAATCCCTTATCCTTGAAAAAAGAGGTGGTGGTAAGACCATCGATGTTAGATTAGGAACGATTTCTGTTGATTATTATGAAGATATTTTTTCACCCACTGTCACCGCAACAATTGTAATTGTAGATAATGGTGTTGTATCTGGAGCAAATAATTCAGAAAATGCCGATATAAACTGTATGACTCCTGACGGAGAAAGGCAATCAGTGTATCAAGGTCTTCCATTAAGAGGTGGCGAAAGAGTTTTATTTAAAGTTGCTGGAAATTCACCATCAAATCCTGGTATAGATTATGCATCAGGTGATACTCTATACGTTTCAAATATTGCAAATGTGGTAAGCGAAACTCAAAGAGAAATGTTGGTATTGAATTTAACTTCAAGAGAAGCAATTTTGAATGAAACCGAATCTGTAACAAAAAAATATCCAACATCATCCCCAATTTCAGTTTCTGCTGAGAATATTATCAAAGAATTTTTAAAACCAACCAAGAAAGTTGAAGTTGATAAAACCATAAACTCTTATGGTTTTTTAGGAAATTCCCGCAAACCATTTAGTCTTTTAGTTAGTTTAGCATCAAAAGCAGTTCCAGAACTATCGGAAAAAGATGCAACTGCTGGATTTGTATTTTTCCAAACAGTCGAAGGTTTGTTCTTCAAATCACTTGATGAATTAATTAAAAAAGGTCCAAAAGCAACATACACTTATACTGATGTCAATCAGTCTAGATTGGCAAGAAATAATGACTTTAATATCTTATCTTATAGCACAAATAAAAATGAAAAACTTATTGAGAATCTTAGACTAGGTGCATATGCTAGTAAAAGAGTTATTTTTGATCCGTACACCTTTAAGGTTAATTTTATAGATTTTGGTAAAGATGAGTATAAAAAAGGATTAGAAACTCTGGGAGGA